CCTCCAGCCAAGTCACGTTAACTGTAGCCGTTCCGATAGAAGCAATCTTTTCGCCGTCTGTTCCACCTACTGAGCTAGCTGGCTTGACGACAAAGTAAGAGGCATCCGCAGGTTCAATCAGAGTACCTGCTGCAGTGGCCGTTGGGTTAGGGCCAATTACGATGTTAACGTTTGCAGAAGTTGCAATTCGAGCAATAGTGGCTCCAAAGGGAGCAGAGCCGCTTTGCGCGCTGGTTCCTGTTGATGTAATGTTCTCGCTGGAGATGATGCGAGAAGCAATGTTGTTTTGATATGCCATTTTAATTTCCTATGCCTTTACGTTTTCGCCCGAAGCCATCTCGAAGCCGAGTTCGATACCCTTGAGCTTCAACTCTTCTTGCTTGATAGCAATGTTGTATTCTGTTTCTACACGGTCTAGTTCAAGTTTAGCTGCTTTCAGTTCAAGCTCTTTGGCCTTAACCTCTGCTTGCATCTGGGAAGCCTGAGCTTCCATGATGAGAGCTTGACTCTGTGCCTGAACAGCCTGTTCTTGCATATTAGGTTCATTGCGCGGAGGCGGCGGAGGAGTTACCAGAGCATCAATGTTGTTGATGCCCATCTCCTTACCAATCTGTCGAACAAGGTTGTAGATGTTGTCAGGAGAGACAATGCCCTCTGTCTGAGTAGCCACTTTCTCGATAAACTGAGAGAACGTTGCCAGATTAGCCATACGGTTGTTCTGGTCTCCGTAACCGATACCAACCTTAATATCTACGTCTAGGTCTTCGCGCCAGCTTGCGGGGTCAATTTCCTGATAGGTGTTATTGATACGAACAATCTTTTTGCGGTCTTCGTAACGCTGGACAAGGTTGTAGATCGACTTGAACATATTACGAACGCCGGTCTCTGCAAACACCCTGGCAATCAGTTCTAGGCGACCTTGGGCGTTTGTAAGAGCACCTTGCACAGCACCCTGTGTTACGTGGCTCTTAAGAACGTCTGCTGACAGACCCTGCGTCTGAGGGTTAACACCGGTGCGTCCAGATTTGATACCTTCCCAATACTCCAGCATCTGGAAAGCCGCTGGCTGTAGGGCCGGTGTAGTGATCGGCTGCAGCGCGTTGGGACCGCGAGTACGGACAATACCGCCCGGACGGTTGGTCAATAGGTCATCAATGTTGACCTGTCCTTCGACAACCTGGAACCGACCGTTGTTTGCCAGATACATATTGTCCAGCAGGTTACGGGTCAGAGTAGAACGAATAAGCTGAATATCCTCTACAGTTTCTGCCACCGAAAGGCCAAAGAACTTGTGAGGAATCGGGATTGGGCAGACAGAGCTAAAGGGGATATAGTCGATAGGCTCACAGTCTAGAATAATGTCTCCCGAGTGTGTAATCTTGTGGAGAACACTGGTCCCGTCTTCTTCCATGTCCAAGCGAGTATACGATTCAAAAATTTGAACTCGAACTTCTGAGTCTTCCGCGGCTTGGTTCGGGTAGGTGTTGGTGGAGTCATACGAGTGACGCGCCATGTACTCTTGGCTCGTGGTAATGTCGTCTGCTCCGGCTGAGTAAGCTGGTAGATCGTATACCATCTCTTCGTCATAACCCATGCGGATAAGATCGTTACGGGTCTTGTGAGAGCGGTGACAGATAAACCGCGCATCTTTAATAGACTTAGCACCTGCGTTAATCAGGAACTCTTCAGGCGGGACATTTTCAATTGTTACTTTGCCGTTAAATACTGTTCGGCTAAATACAGCGTCGTGGAAAACGTCCTCGACAACTACCTGCTCCCCGGTCATGGGGTCAATGGCAGCGCGTTCTACAATTGTCTCTGTGTGTTCCTGAAGCTCTAGCTCGTCGTCGTTCAGCAGAGCCTGGTACTCAGACTGGGTCAAATTCTCGTATTCTTCGGTGGTAGTATCTTCAATCTCTTCCCAGTAGTGCTTAACGATGCCTACTTTCTGCATCAGCGAGTCCAGGAACATATTGTAGAGCACCATAAAACCGTCGTTCTGCTTATAGAACACATGGTTTACATAGTTGGTAGCCTGTTCAGCCACCGCCACGTCTTCGGGGCTTTCTGGTACAAACTCTACTACATTTTCACCGGCTGTAAAGATACGCATCAAGGACGGCATCATCCACATGAGGGTATCTTGAACATCTGTGACAACTACCTGAGAACGTCCGTCCTCTTCGTTGCCAAAGGGTTCACCATAGAAGTACTCCATGGATTTTTCACGCTGAGAGCTAATCTCAGAGTCGTAATAGGTAGAACTCCCGTTGATCTCTGTGTCAACAAGAGCGATAATCTCATTATCGTCTAGATAAGTTGCCATGCTCAGGACTTCTTCGTTTTCTTTTTGGGAAAACCCTTTTTCATATTCGAGTAGGCTCTTGGAGAGATCGTGCTATTCTTTTTGCTCCGGGAGATACCTTTGCGCTTGCGCTTGTTGATGTTCGCGTAGAGACCTTGCTTTGCCATGTTTACGCCTTCCCTTTGCCTTTGCGTTCTTTACCATATCCGCTGGCATACGCTGCTCGTCCTTGACGTTCTGCGGCTGCGCGAGTTTTGTAGACCTTGCCTTTACTTCCCCAACGATACCCACCTTTGACCTTTCTAACTGGCATTAGTCACCATACACTCGTTTGCGAATTTTACGGCGGTCTTCCTTTAATTTTGCCTTAGCAGCTTTGTTGACAAGGCGTTCGTCCGAATCAAACACACCAGAAACATCGCGCATAAAGCCTCTAGGAAAACCACTGAGATAGTCTCTAGCCGCTTCTTCCATGCTTTTATTCATCTCATTCATGCGTTTTTCTTCGTCTTTTAGACGTTTTCCAGACTTAGAAAAAATTTTTAACGGTTTATCGTTTGGCATATCAGACAATTCCCGGTGAGTTGTATTCAATTTTGGAGTCAAAGTTGTACTTACGGTACGACGTTTTGTTACGCTGCTTTTCTCCAAAACGCTCTACCGAGAGCACAGCGTAGCGCATGGCGCTTACGAGGTCGTCTTTGATCGGAACCACTTTGCCATTTTTTCGATGGTAGAGGCGAAGCTCTTCCATAGTTTCGACGCAAGACTTAAACACTTGCAAGCGGCCTGTTTCAAACCGCTGTAGCATTTCGCTAAGACCTGCTTCAATCGAGTTATTGCCACGACTTGCTCCGTCTGCTGGAGGGTTGCTAAAATGTTCTGCCAGCATATAGACCCCTAGGTCTCTGTACTGCTGCGCTAACTGTACTCCGCTGCCTTTATCGTGCTGCAAACCGTCGTGCGGGAAGGCCACGGGCATCCCTGGCGTTCTGGAGTTCAGCACTGCCGCGTGGGTCAGCGGTGTTTCTTTACTTCTCCGATACTCGTCGTAGACGTAGATCACGTCGTCGTCTGGGTCTAGTGCAACCCAAGAAATAGCAGTAGGGTGGTCAAATCCGAAGTCAATGGCTGCGAGGCATAGGTAGTGAGACGGTATCTCAAAGTCGTCACAGATGATATCTTCTTCAGCGATAGGAAAGACCAAACCAGACCCAAACACCGGGATACCCTTAGAGCGCATGTCCCGTTCTGCTGGGCTATATACCGCTAGTAACTGCTCCTTTGTCTTCTCGTCTAGGTGCTCTACGTCGTCCCAGGTCGCCGTGGTCATCGACTGTCCGGGCTTTAGTTCGTTCATAAACGCCGAGACCACGTTGGTCATGCCGCGTTCCGGGGTAAATGTCATATACACGATACCGTCTGTATCTGCGGTTCGGGTAATACACTGGGAGAAAATCTCCTGTCTCGGTTCCTCGTCCAGCCAGACTACGTCTATGGCCTCGCCCATAAATTTCTCAAACCCCTGCTCGTAAGCCTTAAAGGTAATCTGAGAATTGTTCCCGCTGACGTGCCGCACCAGAGCGGAACTGAAAGCGTTAGGTACTCCGGGTTTACGCACTGTGTTCACGATGCAGTCTTTAGGGATAGCCCCTTTGCCTAGCATCGAAGGGTCCTGTGGAGACCCGAATAGTTCCTTCTGGATGATGTCTCGCGTCGTATCATTAGACTCACCGGCCACCCAGACCCTCACCGGCTTGTCAAAACGCCTCCCCTCCCACCAATCGGGATAGAGACCAGTCAT